CCTTCTCACAGGACTACTACATGGCAAAGCACTCTTCAGGGTGGGAATACGACTATCGCTTAGGCGAGTATGAGAAAGTAAGCTCAGAGAAAGAGTTTACTACTTTGATTATACATAGAGAATGGTTCGCTATGGAGAAGACTAAAGACAACTACCTCAGGTGGGAGTGGGTTTACTACAAAGACATAGACGGCTTTGGAGAGTGTCATGTTACACAAGACGACGCTGGCATGGCTTGTATAAACTCTGATGATAATAAGTTTTTTCTATTTGCTAACATGAACGACGAAACAGAAAGATGGGATAGCGTATTAGTGCTATCAGACATCCACAAAATTCCGTCGGTCGATATAATCTGGGATGACAAATGAAAGACCAAGCAATAAAGATGGCTATCAGCCAGCTCAGAGAATTTGACGAGACTATACAACGTTTTAAAAAGAACGAAGTATCTATCAATGTAATGTTGTTAGACTTAGTCGAGATTTGTGAGTACCAAAAAGTAAATGTGCCAGAGCACATTGTAAAACATATTAATAAGTTTAAAAACCAACTAAAAGATGAAAAAGACAGCAAAACTAAAGGTATCTAAGATAGATGTCCTAAATCAAATCGTAGAGAATTGCCAAAAGAAACAAATTTATGTTACTTACAAAGGTAGAAAGATTATACCTACTCAGATAGAGCAATTACCAAGGAGCTTAACACTTACAAGTAACCTTATGTACAAACAGGCTTACTCTAAAATTTGGTATGCAGCTACTAGTAAAGTAGAAAACAAACCAAAAAACAATAAGGGTAGATGGTGTGGTAAAAATGCTATAAAAGCTTTTGAAATGTGGAAAAATGGCAGTAGTACTGATGACATTATGAAAGCAGTAAATCGTGGCAGACAAGCTGTGCATAAGAAACTACAATCTATGCGTGAAGCTGAAGGCATTAAAGTAAACCAGACAACTTACATGATGAGTAAAGAAACTAAAGGTATCGACTTAGCAAGTAAGGAAACACAGCCAAAAGCAAGGGAAGCAAGGATAGAGCCTATGTTTGTGCCTGAGATAGAACCACAAGTGAATGCAAAAACATTAGTGGTAAACCTTAGTAGTACTATTACAGCTACCATTACAGAAAAAGGATTAATAACCGTAGATTTTAAGTAAAATGGACAAGAATTTTATCAAGATGTACCTGTTAGCGATTGCGTTGACGGCATCAATCGGAGGAGTATCGTATATATTCTATCACGTTGGCATGTTTAACTCAGTACTATTTTTTGTAGTAGCTGGATTTTTAAGAATTGGGTATGTCTTATATAAAGACTTACTAAAATTTAAAGAGAAGCGCTACTAATGGAACTAAACATAGGACTTGGTACTATAGAAATCACTACACCTAATGGCTTGAGTATCAGAGCATACAAACCTGATACACAGGCTGCAGGTGGTGATGCTATATTATTTTGTAATCATGCAACGAATGCAGAGTACAGCTTTCCAGAAAGTGTACTAAAAAATGCAGAACAATCATGCTCTCTATACAGAGTAGATGTAGTTAAGAATTCTATTAGCTACAACGAATGTGCTATAGAGTACTGTGCTGACTCAGATGTTAATGACATTCTCCTTGTGGATGGTAGTATTAACGTGCCAGCAACAGAACTAATGCTTATGCTATACATCATTAACCGTGACGATAAAAACGTCATCCAGATGAAGCATGAGTTACGACGAAATCAGTGTAAAGAATTGTATAACCTAACAGACGAGCAGTATGACGCACTGGAACAACACTTTACAAATATGTAAAGATTACATATCAACTCTATCTTATAAACCGTACAACTATACTATTGAAGTTGAAAGTGAAACAGCTGCTACAATTTGGGCAGCGCAAGATGAAAAGATAATTGTTTTTATACTAGAAAACAGATTAACAGATGGGTCTAAGGATAAACTCAAAAGACTATTGTACAAAAACCGAAAATTAAATTAACCATTAAAATTAACTATTATGTGTGGAATCGCAGCATACTCTGGGAAGAGTGTAAATATCTTAAAAGCTATGCACTTACTTGAAGACAACGACAGTAGAGGTGGGCATAGTACAGGTATCTATGTAGAAAATGGAACCTTTAGAAAGTTATACAAAACAGTTGGGACAAGCGAAGGCTTGCTTAGAAGTATAGACCACAACAAGACATCTCTATTTGTAGGCCATACACGGTATGGAACTCATGGTGCAAAGACCGCTGAGAACACTCACCCTTATGCAATCGGTATGTATATCGGATGCCATAACGGTGTGTTATCTAATTACGAAGAGATGTGTAAGAAGTACCAGGTAGAAATACCTGATGTAGACAGTAAGGCTATATATAATGTGCTTGAAAAGACTGAAGACTATCAAACTCTCGGCGAACATGGAGGTACAATCAACGCTGTGTGGACAGAAAGAGATGGTAAGCTTTATGTATACCGTCGCAACAACCCTATGTTTATGATGAATACGGGTGATGGTATATTCTTTTCATCATTAGAAGAAGGTCTGAAAGAAATATGTCAGCCTGATTGGTCTATAAGTGAAGTGCCTACTGAAAAGTTGTTAGTTATAGAAGAAGGTATTATCGTAAATCAAATAGATATACCTACTACATACGTAGCTAAATCAGATAAGAAAGAACTTAACTGGACTGACTACAGAGACACAGATAGCAAACCAAGCATAACAAGTGAACCATTTGTTGATGCAGGGTATGACTATTACGATGACTATGATTACCTGACGCCGTCGCAAGCTTTGGAAATATTTCCTGATAAACATAAAGAAAGCAAGGAGATGCAGTCGCTTATGAATCAAATCGAATTACTTGAAGGTGTAGCCTCTGAGAATGAGGGGTTTATGAGTGGTGCTGACCTGGATACTTTGTATGAAATATCTTGCAAACTATATGGAGAGTTAACAAAGCTTGATGAGCGAGAGAAAAATCTTAAAGCTAACCAGTTATCTCTTTATGCATAATCTTGAAAAGAATCTCATTTTCATTTCTGACGTTCAGTTTGTTGATGAGTTGCTTGAGAGTTGCAAAGCATTGAAGCAGCGTTCTTCTGAAGTATCAGATGTAAATAAAGTTATTCGTAAACTTAAAAACATTAGAGAATTATGCCAGGAGAAAACGAAATCATAGCAAGTGTAACTGCAGCACAAGAGAACTCTGCATTTGATGTGACACAATTTGCAGACGAAGCAAGTAATACAGTAACTGTAGAAGTTGTAACAGTATGTAATACTAAAGTTAACATAGTAGTACATAAATCTTGCTTGAATGACGAAGGGGAATTGAATCCTTTTCTCATTAGCACTGTTGATATGCGTAAAATTATAAATGAGCATGAAATTTGTTACTTAGGCATTGAAAATTCTTGGGTAAAAGGTGTAAGTTTTGTTTATGCTGAGTATGATTCTACTTGGTTAGAACAACATGGAGCTTTGTATGGATACACTCCTGATGGAGAAGAAGACTGGTTTTCTAACCAAATAGACTATGTCAGATGCTACGATACTAATACAGTTTATTATTGTAGTGAGACAGCTTCAGACAATGGTTGCTATAGGTGTGACAGTTGTGGAGAGTATCGTTGCGAAGAACATGACTTTGACAATTGCGGTGAGGACAGTAATGAGTATTTTGATAACACAGCTCGAAGCACTGCTATTATTAATAATAACCAGAGCAGAGAGCGTGCAAAAAGATACGGTAATTGGAGTCCTACTTACACAATGTCTAATGGTATGAGGTATACATTTGGTGTAGAGATAGAAACATCTCGAGGTAATTTATATGACTATGCTCATCTTAATCTTAAAGCAGTTTATGACGGCTCTACATCAGGCCCTGAGTATGTAACAGGTGTATTGCATGGCGACTATGGTTATGCTCATCTTAAACGGATATGTAATGATATATCTGAAAACCATGAGATAAATCACAAATGCGGAGTACATGTACATATCGGCGGCCAGTTCAATAGAGTGTTTACAATCATGTTGTTAAGGCTTGGATATAAGATTCAAGACGAGATATTCAGGATGATGCCACCTTCACGTTTAGACAATACGTTCTGTAAGTTTATACCAACATGGGCTGGTAAGGATATTAACTTTCAAAATTGGCGCAGTCAAATTGGTAAGTATATATATGCTGGTGAGTCTGAGTTAGATAAATATCGCAACAAGAAATGTAGACATGACCATTACGCAAGTACTAGATACAGATGGATTAACATCAACAACTTTAGTACAGCTAGTGGTAAACCTACTGTTGAGTTTAGATGTCATGGTGCAAGTATGAACTACGAAAAGATTCGTAATTGGGTATTGATATGCAAGTGTATTATAAGCTATGCAGAAAATAACCAAAAGAAAATATGGTACAAAATAGACGATGTTACACTAAAAGATGTTATCTTGGAAGGCCTTGGTGAAAACCTAGGTAAACAAGTATATACATATTATACAAAGAGAGTAGCAGAGTTTGCTGGACCTATTAAAGACTCTGGTAAGAAATTACCAGGTGAATATGAGTCAATAGAGTAATATATAAAGGCAACAGGTGAGTGGTTTCAGCCTGTCATAACACGTGTCTTTCCCCTGATAAGACTGTCGAACGAGCACACGGGCCTTTACTATTACTTCTATTATGTTAGCATAAATTGTTTAACAAACTAAAAACCAAATAGTTATGGGTTATTATAAAAAGTTGCTTATTGAACAGCAAGAATCTAAGTTAGCAGAACTATATGAAGATTATCATATGGAGCAAATTATTATTAACGCAGAAAAACAACAGACGACAAACAAGTTAATGTATGAAGAGTTGTTGTTATCAGAACAGATTAAAAAAGATAAGGAGGAAAACAAATGAAAGAACCAACCAAAAAGAAAAAACAGAAGTTCGTTACAGATAGTATAGATGTACTAATGTTTGGCGAAGCAGGGTTACGTGGTAGTTTTTACCAAGGTAATCATTATAGTAACGTGAAAACCCGAAGGACGGGGGGTACACATAACGGTTTAGTAATAGCAAGATGGCAACAGTAATTACAGCAGAAGATAGAAGAGTCAGAGAACTCTTCTTAATGACATGGGGACTTGACTTTCATGTAAGTAAGCGTAAGCTACACTTATACGATACTAAGTATGGTGATGACTATAACAGTACAGAGTTTTATTGCACAGTAAATGATAAAACAAAAGAAGCGTTAGGTCCAGTACGTAGTAGATATACAGTTAAGCAGAACTCAGACTTACTTGACCTTGTCTTAGATAAGATAGGTGAAGGTAATTATGACCTTGAGAAGTCAAAGGGTGGTACATTTGATAAAGGAAGAAAAGTTTATTTCTTTATTAAATATAATATGCAAACAGATTGGGGGCAGGAACAAGCTGACTCTTTTGTATATGCTTTATCATCTCATGACGGCAGTCTACGTCTGACGTTTGGTATATCCAATATGATACATAGTTGTTCTAATATGTTTGGCTTACTAATGCAAGACAAAGATAACAATCACGTAATCAAGCACACTAAAAAGATTGATGACTTGAAGAACAACAAGAGTCTAGACAATCTTATTAAGAGTAACCTGCTTGGTGTATCATCACTAATGAAGAAGATGCAGAACGTGGAGGTTAGATACGACTCTGACATAGCAGAAAAAGTTATGAATCTAATTTCTGATAACAACTTAAAGCGTAAGACTGCAGTTCATTACAAACGTAGACGGCTAATTGAATCAGCAGTTGTTACAGAAATGAGTGAGAAAGGTTCAACAGCTTATGGGTTATTCAATGGCTTGACTAACTACCTTACACATTCAGGTGAAGTATCTGAAGTAGATTACATGTACGGTAGTAGTAGTAAGATTACAACTAAAGCTCTTGAGCTTATTGTAAACCACATGAAAGAAACTGGATGTCTAAACTAACAAATTGCGTAGATGCACTAATATGTGCATACGAAGATTTAGATTTAGAGTTTTCATTATTGTCTTTGATTGTGTTAGATTTCCTGGTGTCCACAGATGCGACATCCAGGGAGTCTAATGCATTACAAAGTGTATATGGATTCTCTGATGAACAGTTGGAGATTTGTTATACAGAGTTGAGTTACTATGGATACATACATCTTAATATGTATGAAGCAACTGCCACAACAAAAGGCAAGAAGCTATTCAATAAGAAAACAATTCGTATGACAACGGAGGACCGCAACAGGCTAGAAAAAACATTTGAGACTTTTTGGAAAGCTTACCCAATTAAGATAGGTAAGAAGAGAGCTAAGTTTGAATGGATGAAGCTGCGCCCTCCTAAAGAACTCGTAGACAAAATTATGTCAGCGTTAGATATACAGATAAAGTATAAGGCTAACGAAGAAAGGCGAGGTAGATTCGTACCTGAGTTTCAACACGCAGAACGTTGGATTAAACATGCACGGTACGATGACGAGTATGTAGGTGGAGCTAACTATCTACCACCAAGAACAAATACACAACAAAGAGATGAACGATAACGTAGAGAAGATTCTCATTAGTAAGCTTATATATAATAAGCAAGACTATTACAATCACCACGAGCTGTTATCTCCAGTACTATTCTCTGACCCAGATTACAAACATGTATATATGTGGTTAGACGAAGCGTACCAAGCAGGCGGTAAGTTTGATTTACTAAAAGCATCTAACGATTTGAGAGGTTTTATCAAGGGCGTTGACTTTGTATTGGCTAGCTGTATGAACGACAATGATTCTTTCATGCACGAAACCATTACATGTATCAACTACCTTAAAAACATTTCAAAGAAAGTTGCAGTCAAGAAGTTATGTCAAAGTGTACTAGCTACTATTGATGAAAAAGAAGTAGAAGATAACATACAGAGTATCGAGAAGACTATGCTTGACCTTGCAAAAACTGAGCAGGGTTCTATTGTAGACTTGCGTGAACATTTGCGTGATACTATTAAGGTTATTGAGAAGAATTCACTATCATCGGGACTCTCTGGCATACCTTCAGGCTTTGCGTCTATTGACAAGTTTACAGGCGGGTGGCAACCACAAGACTTAATTATTGTCGGTGGTGCGTCATCTATGGGTAAAACGTCGTTTGCTCTTGCTCTTGCCAAGAACGCAGCTGAAAACGGCCATAATAGCGTTATATTCTCCTATGAGATGTCAGTACCTCAATTAGTGTCAAGAATTATTAGTGGTGAAACATGCATTGATAATAGATACCTTATAAAGGGTACTCTTACGTCTGATGAGTGGGGGGTCATTCATAAAGCGACAGGACATCTGGAGAATATACCGCTATTTATTGACGAATGTAGCAACACCAGCCTACGGTATTTGATTAACAAGATTAGACAATATGTAATTACTAAAGATGCCAAGCTTGTTATGATAGATTACCTGCAGCTGGTTAGCAACATGGTCAAAGGGAGAAGTCGTGAGCAAGAAGTATCTATCATTGCAAGAAGTCTTAAGAATATTGCAAAAGAGCTTGACATTACTATTATAGCTCTGTCGCAGTTATCAAGAGGAGTAGAACGTAATGAAGGATGCAGACCTATGTTATCTAATCTGCGTGAATCAGGTGAGATAGAGCAAGCAGCGGATGCTGTAGTTTTTGTATACAGACCAGAATATTACGGGTTTGATGCAGACCACAACGGCAACCCGACAACAGGCAAAGCAGAAATTATATTTGCCAAAGGGAGAAACATAGGTATTGGAAGTAAGTGGCTTAAATGGATTAACTATCTAACTAAGTTTGAGGAAATTAATGACGATAATCAGTACGATTATTTTGTTAATAACGAATAGTTTATTATCTTTACTTAGCTATGAAAAAACCTGAAGACCTAATAAACAAGGTAGCTGCAGAGCTACCATTCTCTAAAAAGCTTATTAAGAAGGTTGTTAGTAAAACTTTCAAAGAAATAGATGAGCGCATGAAAAACAAAGAGAATATTATGCTACGAGGCTTTATGAAATTTGTTTGTGCATCAGACAAAAAGACTAAGACCTATAGCATAGATGAGTATAAACAACTTAAAACCAAAGACAAGTGAAACCAAACATTATTATTGTAGGTAAAAGTGGGTCAGGTAAATCAACATCACTGAGAAACCTAAACCCACACACTACCGCTGTATTAAATACAGAAAGGAAACAACTTCCGTTCAAAGGAGCGAAAGAATTCAAGAATGTGCCAGTGCCAGACTTGAATACATTCAATGCAGCGTTTGACAAAGCAGTTAAATCGCCTGACATTGACACTATTGTAGTAGAATCATTCACCAGCTTAGTAGAGATGATATATAGAGAAGCTGACATCAGGTTTAAAGGATTTGATGTGTGGTCATTCTACAACAAAGAGATAGATAGAATCCTCAACATGAGCAAGAATACAGACAAGTATGTAGTATTCTTAGCTATTGACGGGGCTTACGACGGAGAAGATGGTGTACAAGAAAGATTTGTAGCTGTTGATGGTAACCGTTGGAAAAAACGCGTAGAGAAAGAGTTTGTATGCTGTTTGTTTACAGACAATCACTACGGCGAAGACAATGCAAAGTATAGATTTAGAACACAATCTTCAGGGAAAGACTCAGCTAAGAGTCCGATGGGAATGTTCGAAGAGCTATATGTAGATAACGACCTTGCACAGGTCATAGAAAAGTGCGAAGAGTATTATAACTAATCTTAAATCAAGAACAGATGTTTGACAATTTAGAAAACGTAGAGGTGCAAGAGCAACAAGCTTATCTACAAGAAGGTGTTCACAAAGTAAAAATTATGGAAGTGAAAACCTCTGCACAAAGAGAAGGGTATACAGGTACGCCGTATACAGAGTTTAAAGTTCAAAACCAGAAAGGTATTGCTTATCTAAAGCTTAGTGGAGCTGATGCAAACACTTCAGCAGCGGCTGTTGATGTACGTAAGAAAATCTTTAAGAGATTTCTGATGGCAGCAGGTGCTAAAACTTTCACTAACCCAGCTATTGCATGTAAAGAGGCTGTAGGTAGTGTTATTGAAGTAATATTAGGTAAGCGTGAGTATTGGACTAACGACAAAGATACAGGAGAGCCTGTAGTAAAAAGCGTTACGGATTACAAAATGGCTGGCCCAGAAGGTAGCAATCTTGTATTCGACCATACAAAGCATAACAAAGCGTTAAGCCCGTCTGACTCAGCAGCGTTTAAAGCAGCGCATGAAGCGTTCTTAAATGCGAATACAGGTGGTGTAGCTAACGATAGTATGCCATTCTAAATGTAATTGCAAGGGTGTAAAAGCCCTTGCTTTACTATGAAGCTTATACACATAGCTAAAGTTGTTAAGGGAAAGATGCACTTTGGAAACAGAGAGCGTCTTGACCAAGACATTGCCAGATACGAAGATAAGACTGTACAAGTTATCATTTCAGAGTACAAACCTAAACGAAGCAATCAATTGAATCAATATTATTGGGGAGTAGTAGTAAAGATTATATCTGACTATACAGGATATACTAAAGAAGAAACTCACGAGCTATTGAAACAAACATTTCTTAAGAAGAAAATAGAGGTTGACAATGAATGGTACGATACAACAGAAAGCACTACCAAGCTATCTAACAAAGACATGTTAGATTTTATCGAGAAAGTTAAGCAGTGGGCAGCTCAAACA